TAATTAACATGCCCCCTCGACATTCGAAGTCTGAGTTTGCAAGTTACTTGATGCCTGCTTGGTTTCTAGGTAGAAATCCGAAATTAAAAATCATTCAGGCTACGCACAACACTGAGTTGGCGGTACGTTTTGGTAGGAAGGTAAGGGATTTAATTGATGATCCAGAGTATAAATCGATTTTTCCGGAGACTAATCTCAAAGAGGACAACAAGGGGGCTGGTAAGTGGGGCACTGACAAGGGTGCGGAGTATTTTGCAGCGGGTGTTGGCGCGGCCATCACGGGCCGTGGTGCGGATTTACTTATTATTGACGACCCTCATTCGGAACAGGATGCGTTAAGCGATAGTGCGTTTGACAACGCGTATGAGTGGTACACATCTGGTCCTCGGCAGCGTTTACAGCCGGGTGGTGCGATTATTTTGGTTATGACCCGGTGGGGTAAGAAGGATTTGACTGGTCGATTGCTTGCTGCGCAGGGCAGTGATGTGATGTCTGACCAGTGGGAAGTTGTGGAATTTCCTGCGATTATGCCTAGTGACAAGCCGTTATGGCCTGAGTTCTGGGAAAAGGACGCATTGTTGTCGATCAAGGCGTCTTTGCCTGTTGGCAAGTGGAATGCGCAGTGGCAGCAGCAGCCTACGGCATCTGAGTCCGCGATTATTAAGCGGGAATGGTGGCAAATGTGGGAGAAGGAGGAGATTCCTCCGGTTCAGTATATAATTCAGTCGTATGACACGGCGTTTTCGAAGAAGCAGACTGCGGATTACAGTGCGATTACGACCTGGGGGATATTTACTCCGGAAGAGGGTGGTTCGGACAACATTGTATTATTGGACGCTCGTCGTGGGCGTTGGAATTTTCCAGAGCTCAAGGAGATTGCGTATGAAGAACACGAATACTGGGAGCCAGACATGGTGTTGGTCGAAGCGAAAGCGACGGGAATGCCACTTATTGACGAGTTGCGGCTTCGCGGTATTCCGGCCTTGGGCTTTTCGCCGGGTAAAGGGAGTGATAAGGTAACTAGGATGCACATGGTTGCGCCATTATTTGAAGCTGGTATGGTATGGGCACCCGAGGACAAAAAGTTTACGGATGAGGTGATTGAGGAAGTAGTTTCATTTCCTAATGGTGATCATGATGACTTTTGTGATAGTATGACGTTAGCACTGATGCGATTCCGACAAGGAGGCTTTGTTTCTTTGAAGGGCGAAGAAGAAGACGAACTTGAATGGAGGCCCCGTAAAAGGGAGTATTACTGATGGCATTACCACCAAGCATGGTTGCACCGGGGTTGGACCTCGATGATACGGCGGGACTTCCTGATTTAGAGATTCCGATTGATGTTCCTATGGAGTTTCCTAACGGGGCGGAGATTATGGACGATGGCGTGGGCGGCGCGATTGTGCAGGCTCTTGGTTTAGCTCCGGAAATGTTGGGCCCAGAGCCGATGTATGATCACACGATGAATTTAGCGGAGGCGTTGTCGGATTCCGAACTTGGTGAATTATCCACGGATTTGCGGGGATTATACGACGAGGATTTAGATTCTCGATCTGAGTGGGAAGAGGCGTATACCAAGGGTTTGGACTTATTGGGTCTTAAATACGAGGAGCGCACTGTACCGTTTGAGGGGGCTAGTGGGATAACCAATCCGATGATTTCGGAGAGTGTTACGCAGTTTCAGGCTCAGGCGTATAAGGAGATGTTGCCCTCTGGTGGCCCTGTAAAGACCAAGGTTGTTGGTTTACGGGATTTGGGCACTGATGAGCAGGCGGCTCGTGTTAAGGACTTTATGAACTACCAGATCACTGAGGTGATGGAGGAGTTTGATCCGGACACTGATCAGATGTTGTTTTATTTACCCTTGAGCGGTTCGACGTTTAAGAAGGTTTATTACGACGAGACTAAGCAGCGGGCGGTATCTAAGTTTGTACCTGCGCAAGATTTGGTTGTTCCGTATTCTGCGTCTGATTTGGCGACGGCTACTCGTGTTACGCATGTGTTGCGTATGGATGAGAACGAGATTCGTAAGTTGCAGCTTATGGGTTTTTACCGTGATGTTGAGTTAAAAGGTTCTGAGGATCTTGAGGAAGATCCGGTTCGCCAGAAGGTCAATGAGTTAGAGGGTATATCCAAGAATTACAGCGATGATGTGCATACTGTTTTGGAGATGCACGTTGATTTGGATTTAGAGGGTTTTGAGGACGTTTCGGAGACTGGAGAGCCTACGGGTTTGAAGCTTCCGTATGTTGTGACTATAGATCACGACTCGGGAGAGGTTCTTTCGATACGTCGCAATTATGCTGAAGACGATCCGACGAGTCGCAAGCGTCAGTATTTTGTGCATTACAAGTTTATGCCGGGTCTGGGGTTTTACGGCTTTGGTTTGATTCACATGATCGGGGGCCTTGGTCGTGCGGCAACGAGTATCCTTCGACAGTTGATCGATGCTGGTACACTTGCCAATCTCCCAGCAGGATTCAAGGCGCGAGGGGTGCGGGTTCGTAATGACGACGAGCCGTTGCAGCCTGGGGAATGGCGGGACATTGATGCGCCAGGAGGCAGCATACGGGAAGCGATTATACCGCTGCCGTACAAAGAGCCTTCTGCAACGCTGGGTCAGTTGCTGGGAGCGATACAGGATCAGGGTCGCAGGTTTATTTCGACTGCGGATCAGTTGTCCGAGCAGGGCAGTCAGGAGATGCCTGTTGGCACTACCATGGCTCTTATGGAGCGTGGAACGAAGGTTATGTCCGCGATTCATAAGCGGCTGCATTATGCGCAGAAAACGGAGTTTCGTTTGTTGGCGCGTATTTTTTCGGAGAACTTGCCTCCGGAGTATCCGTATGATGTTTCGGGTGCGTCTCGTCAGATTAAAGCGGAGGACTTTGACGACAGGGTAGATGTTATACCTGTATCGGATCCAAACATTTTCTCGATGGCGCAACGTGTATCGTTAGCTCAGTCTCAATTGCAGTTAGCGCAGGCTAATCCTGAGATTCACAACATTTATCAGGCGTATCGTAGAATGTATCAGGCTCTGGAAATCCAGAACATTGATGAGATTTTACCTCCGCCACCGGAGCCTCAACCTACGGATCCTGTGTTGGAGAATGCTCAGTTGCTTGGCGGTCAGTTGCCGCAATCTTTCCCTGATCAGAATCATGAGGCTCATATTCAGGTTCACGTTACGTTTTTGCAGATGCCTATTGCTCAAGGCAACCCGCAGGTATCGGCTACACTTGTGGGGCATATATTTGAGCATGTGGGTATGCAGGCCAGACAAATGGTGCAGGCGCAGGTTGAGCAGCAGATGCAGGAGCAGATGCAGCAATTAGAGTTGGCGGTTCAAACGGGAGCTATTTCTACTCAGATGGCGCAGCAGCAAATAATGCAGATTCAGCAAATGGCTCCTCCTCCTGAGCAGATAGAGGCTCAAATAGCTCAAATGGAAACTCAGTTGATGCAGCAGGTTATGATGATGATTCAGCCTCCGATGCCTCCGATGCCTGATCCGCTTGTTCAGATCCGTCAGCAAGAGTTGGCGATTAAACAGCAACAAGTAGCGAGTGACGCGCAGTTGGATCAGATGAAGTTGCAGCTAGAGCAGGCGAAGATGGCTCAACAGGCCACTGCGGATTCGGCTCGGTTAGAGTTACAAGAGCAGATTGCGGATGATCGTAACGAGGTTAACCGTGATCGTATTAACGTCCAACGAGAGGCGATGATACGGAGGACTCAGTAATGCCTCTAAAAGAAGGCAAATCTAAAGGTGTTATCAGCCAGAACATCAAGACAGAAATGGCTGCTGGGAAACCGCAAGATCAAGCGGTTGCTATTGCGTTAAGCAAAGCGGGTAAAAGTAAATATTCTTCTGGCGGTATGGTGAACAGGCGGTTTAGTCCGATAGCCCGACCTCAGAGGTTTGTTGGAGAGTTCTAGTGTTGTGCGCTCTCACCGCAGTGTTGGTGGGTATGCATGGCGGCGACATGTACAAGGCGTGTGTGTATCGCTGTCCTAGAGACGTTTCTTATTTTTACTATCATTACCCGCGGATTATACGGATACCGTATGATTATCGGTGTCCTCCTGTAGCCAAGGTGGGTGACCGTGTATGATAGATCCATTTACAGCACTGGCAGCAGTTAAGTCTGCTGTTTCTGCGGGCAAGGAACTCGTTAATGTTACCAAGCAGATTGGTGAGTTTTTTGACGGGGTGGATGATTTACGCGCTGCGCATGAGCGTAAGAAGAACAGTTTGTTTTCTGGTTCCGATGAAAATGCCATGGAAACATTTGTTAACTTGCAACGGGCTAAAGATGCCGAGGAGGAACTTCGGCAGATTGTAATAGCCACGCGAGGTTTTTATGCTTGGGGAGAGCTCCAAGCAATACGGGTTCAAGCTAGGAAAGACCGCAAAGCCAAAGTTTTGGCGGAAAAGAAACGCAAGCAGAAGATGATGGAGAGGTTTATTCTTTACGGCGGGTCTGTAGCGATTGTCGCTATATTGATAGGAATGACTGTTGTGATAATTTTAGCAAAGCAGGGTCGCATTTGATGGCAGACGGGGTTTCAGGAGTAGGCTCTGCTCCTTTTAATGTGGGAAGCGACATACACGCCCAAACGCGGGCCCGTGAGCGCATAGAAACGCATCTTGTGGAGCAGAGGGTAGAAAAAGAACACAGGGCCAATCACAGCCATTTAGAGGCTCTTATAAAGCAACGATTGGACTTACAGGAAAGTTATGATAGGTTTGGGCGCAAGACTAATGCGGATCGACCGCAGGGAACGAAGTTAAACATAGAGGTGTAACATGGCAAATACCTTTGAAAAGATTTTGCAATACCGCTTGATGCCCCGTATTATGATGTTCGTCATGATGGTGATGTACATTCGCGTAATTAATTGGGGAATGACGCTTGATGATTTATCAACCCAACAATCAGCGATGATTTCGGTAGTCAGCGGAGCAATGACTGGAACAATAGCCGTTTGGTTGAGTTCTGAGAAATGAGTATTTTTACTGCTGCATTAGGGCCGATAGCTAATCTTGCTGGATCATGGCTCCAAGGGAAGGCTGATAAGAATGCTGCGGCTGCGGAGCTAAAACTTACTGAGGCCAAGGCGAAGGCGCAGATACTTTTGTCTGAAAAGACCAGCGTTGCCGACTGGGAGCGCATTATGGCGGAGGGCGCAAAATCAAGTTGGAAGGACGAATGGTTCGTTGTAATCCTGTCTATCCCTTTGATTTTATGTTGGATTCCGGGCGCAGAAGGTTGGGTTGATCGTGGGTTTGCGCAGCTTTCAAAAGCCCCGGACTGGTATTTTTACAGCCTTGGAATTGCAATTTCGGCAAGTTTTGGTGTGCGCGGAGTGCAGGCATTCTTTAAGAGGAAATGATATGAGCGAGTTTAAGTTAAGCAGACGTAGCCTTGATCGTCTTGAAGGTATTGATGACGGGTTACAGGCTGTGATCAAGATGGCTATTACTTTGACCAAGACCGACTTCGGGGTGGTTCAGGGGATGAGAACCATTGAGCAGCAGAAGGAGCTTGTTGCTAAGGGGGCTAGTCAGACGATGAAGTCTAAACACCTTGAGGGCAAGGCTTTTGATATTATGGCCTTCATAAATGGGAGGGCGAGTTGGGAACTTTCGGTTTATGATGATCTTGCCGATGCGATTAAAGAGGCAGCAACACAGTTAAACGTACCTATTTGTTGGGGTGCAGCGTGGGGCACCCCTGAGATGCCGTATCCAATGGACATTCGCAAGTGGGAAGGTACAATGGAAGAAGCAATGAATGCGTATATAGACTTGCGCAGATCACAGGGTCGTCGTCCGTTTATTGACGGTCCCCATTTTGAACTGATAGATTAGGATCTTGTTATGGCGAGTTTTACAAAAGAACAACTGGACCGATTTTTAAAGGGTGCCACAGGAGATGAGGCGATGGGCGGTTCGAAGAGCCTTGGCGCGGGAGGACAGACCGCGGTAGCACAAGAGGTGGAGAAACTCCTTCGCAAAACCCCTGAGATATTCGAAGAAATGTTGGATAAGAAGACCAAGAAGTTTTCTGGCGGCGGTAGAGCCGGGGACGTTCGTGACAACTCCAGCCGTGGGAAGACATTCTGATGCCTGTGATTTCGATTAGCATTATATCCGACGGTATTCCGGTAGATAAGATGCATGGTAGCGATGATGACGGCCCAAGCTGTCCTGTAGCCACCAAAGATGCTGAAGCGAACATGGAAGCTAAAGAGGTTGCGGTAGAAGAAGCTAATTATCGAGATCCGTCTGAAGACGACGGTTTTAAGCTGACTGAGATTTGTGGGAATTGTGGAGCGTACAATCAAACTGAAGACATGTTGGATTGTATAGGCGACGATTCTGGTGATCTGGGTTACTGCCAGATGTACAAATTTATGTGTGCCGCGGATCACGTTTGCAATGATTGGGTTAAGGGTGGCCCGATTAAATCTGTGGCGTCTGGTTCAGAAAGAGATATTCTTTAATGGACGCTGTTGCTTTTGCTACATATATGTATAAGTTGCTTAACCAACGCGAACAAGAAATTGCAAGTGCGCTGGGAATGGATGCTGCTAAAGACTGGGAGCATTATAAACTCATGGTAGGGGAAATACGGGGCAT